AGCACCTGTAGGTCCTTGGTCACCTGTGACGCCAATAGGACCTTGTAAACCTGTAACACCTTGTAGGCCAGTTAAGCCCTGTGCGCCTGTAGCACCTGTAACACCCGTAGGTCCTGTAGAACCCGCAGGGCCTTGAACACCTTGAGGGCCTTGAGGACCTTCTAATCCTACGGGACCTTGGGAGCCTGTAGCACCTGTAGGGCCTGTAGAACCTTGAACACCTTGAGGACCACTTGAAAGAAAGAAATCTAAGATACCTGTTGATGCATCATAGGTAGAATAACCAGTTGATCCATAGGATAAGTTATTCATCCTAGTCTGTAGCGTATACAGTTCATTTCTGACTGATTTGGCTTCCGCTAGGTTGGATGCTGATGCTGTATTAGACCATCCTTTTGTAGCTACATCATTATTATCTACAGGGTCTGCAACATTAGAAATCCTATTGTTTTCTGCATCCCATAACCCTGTCGATCCAGATACGTTTATGGATAATAAAGTACGGTCTCTAGCTTCTTCAGCTAGATAAAGAGCCTGTGTGGATGCCGTATTTAAAAGGCTTGCTTTTAATAAACCAGCCTCTTGGAACGTAACAGCGGGGGTAGTAGCTGTCAGCCTCTCTATAGTAACTTTAGCTCCTAGAGGTGGTGGTGTAGTAATGTTAATTGTGTTTGCAGAAGTGAAGGTAAAATCTGTTGTAACTACACCAGCTACAAAAACAAAGACCTCACTCTGGTTCATATAATTAAAGGGGATGGTGAAAACAGTATTAGCACCATCTCCTATAACAGTAGATATTGTTGTCATAATTTACCTGTTAAACTCAAATAATTGAACGCCCGTAGTTCCTTGTATTTTTCTGGCAATAACTTCCTGTTTTAGCCTTGGGAAATTATCAACAGTTAGCTGTCTTCCTAATGCAACGTGCATTGCAATAACTTTTCGGGTCAGTTTCACTTGCATATTTTGACCGTCTTCAGTCATCTCAAATGACCTACCAGCCTGTGCGTATTCTGGGGAGTTGAACAACAAGCTAAGGTTTTGCATCAAGGTTCTACCACCTACTTTTGCCTGACCTGTTTGTTTTTGGAAGAAAGATAACTCTTCTGCTTCCATCTCAAAGCCTAGGTTAGTGAAGCGTTTACTTGGACCTCTAAAGCCAACTTTAAGATTTACTAGCTCTTTAAGAACGGGGTCTTTTTCATCCTGTACAATAGGAATACCTGACCATGACCCGTAGTTAATTACAGGCTTTCCCGTCATCCAGTTATACTTGGTTGGTAGTTTTTCGTTCTCTGTGATCCAACGCCTTTGCATCTTATCAATTAAAGACACAGCCTCTTTAACCTCAACGGGTTGCCCTTCGACCATTTCAGCCCAAAAGTCTTTGACCTGTAAGGGTGCTGGTGGAACAAAGGAGCCACCAAAGTTAGTAAAAAACTTCTTCATTGAGTAGGCTTGGGCTGGGTTCTCACTTGTAAATCCCGCCGCCAAGTTTGTTATACCTTGGAAGTAAGCTTTATCTTCAACTGTACGACTAAATGCTAAAACAAGCCCCATAAGTACCTCTTGAATGTCTGAGGCATCATAGTTTTCACTGTCTAATCGGGATACGTTTCTATGTACCACTGCATCATTAAAGTTTGCGACAAGAGCAAAAGGAATGAAGTTAGGATCAAGACGTAAATAGCTAACCCACTCATCACCAAATTTAACACTGTAGGGCTGATTACCCGCTGATCTCCATGTTTGGTTTTGTGAGGGGTCTATAGGACCAGAACCAGTTATGCGTCCCTGTGCAACCAAAGAAATAGCTGTACCATAAATCATAGTACCTGTAGCCAGCTTACCTTTGGCCTCTGCAACAATAACAGGATCACTACTTGCTAGTGCTTCTCTGTACGTTGTAGACAATCTGTTAAGAACAGGTGTTCTTTGAACGGCAGTTGCTAATAGGTTTGTAGGGGTGCGAATAAAGGGCATCAATAACTGACCAGCAGTGCTGTTCTGTATTGTTTCATGCAGCTTCTTAGCAGTAGAGCCTTTTCGTAACTCTTGAGTAAACGTAACCTCACGGGCGTGTTGGAGAGCCTTAGAATACTTGAATACCCCTTTGTCATCCTTGACCGCTGCGCCTGTGGCGTCAAAAGCACCCTCAATTTCTTTAGCTACAAAGTCATCCATAGCCTTGCCTTCAAGACCTTTGCTACGGGCGGTAGCACGGGCTTCTGCAAAGACTTTAGAACGGTAGTTTATTTGCTTAAAGAACTCGTCCTCTGCACCTAATAAACGCAGGGAACCACGGGTTACCTTTCCTACACTGTCCAATAATCCACCGACAGTAGTACCTTTAGCCTCAGGCCAGTACTCACTACTGATCTTGTTCATAGCTATGTCATCAACTTTACCCAAGGTGTCCAAGAGGTTTCTCTCAAGAACAAAGGCCCTCTGAGCCTGTACCCATGATGCAGAAATACCATCGAATAACCCTGCTATTTGATCACCAAAGAACTGACGCGCTGCGATAGTCTCTGGGTCTGCAAACATTGAAGGAACAAGCGGGTTTGTACCTAAGTAGCCCTCAATAGGTTTAAGGAAGGTTTCAATAGTACCACCACCTACGTTGGTGATGTGTGTCTTGGTGTTAAACAGGATCATAGAGCGGAATAGCTCTACAAAAGACCTACCAGCTTTTTTTGAATTGCTTTCAGCCATTTGTTTAGCAGCACGGTTAATGGCTTTATAGTTACCTCGACCCGCTGCAATAATTGTTGTTTTAATCTTTTGAAGTTCTGCAACATCACCATAGCTCTTTATTAGGGATTGGATTTCTACAACATCAACACCTGTATCACCGTTAATTGTGTTGGCATCTGCCTTCAAACGGTCAAGATCAACCACACCCTTTCTACGAAGGTTCAACGCTCGACCAAAGGCAGTCTCCTGACCTTGGGCAGCTTGGAGTAGCATATTAGATTTCTCTAGTTGCTCTAAGGTCTCCATAGTGAACTGGTTGTCGTTGATGAATTTAGGGTTCGCTACCATATCGTAGATATCGGAGTATTGCTGTTTCATAATACTCTCAACACCAGAAAGCACTATAGCAGCATCTTCAGTAGCTTTGGAGAAGGTGGTAACAACATTAGCCAAGGCCTTATTATCTAGGCCTAATAGGTCACCTACCCTAACGGCTGTCTGGTTGGTATGATCATCCCACGACTGAGTACCCTTAACGTCCTTTAAGGCTGATTTCATAGACTTGGATAACTGACCAACAGCATTGGCTAAGTCATCACCCAGACCATCAGGTGACCATGTTTTAGGGTTGTATAGCTGTGCATCGTCTAAAGCTTCACTGAGCTTTTCTGGATCAGCCTTAACCTTAGTAACTTGAGCCACTGTAGGTTTGCGGTGCTTTGGTAAATTAACACCCACTGGATCGATCTTAGCCTCTACAGTAACACTGTCTTTAGGCTTGGGTGTTGTAAAGGCATCTTCTGCGCCATCCATGAGATCATTTACAATAGCATCGTAAATCTTACGTTTGTTACCCTCAGGATACTTGATACCCGCTGCATCTGCTCTCTCCTTCAACTGCTTAACAGTCATGGATTTGTAGAGCTTTTCCTTGTCACCTTTGATCTTATCAGAGTTCAACCTGTTGATCATATCCCTTCTGAAAAGGGCGCGGTTGTTTGCCATTGTGGGTGGCCCCTGCACAGGCGGTATATCGTTAGGCTTTGTGGGATCAGGTACGCTTTCCTTGGCCCCCGCTTGTAGTTCAATCTTAGCGTTTTCTTTTACAGCCTCAAAAGTTTGTTCAGCATCTTTGATCTCAACATCTTCAGCTTTTACCGCTTCATCAAGGTCTGCCTCACCAGCAGCCTTTTCTGCCTCAAGATCATCTGGTTTTTCACCCTTATTATTTTTCCAGTTCTTAACATTTTTAATAAGTCGAAAGGCCACATCTATTGAGGCACCTAAGAAGGCATCTTCTAATGCAGCTTTCATCTTACCTTCCGCAAAACTATCGTCGCGGTCAGCTTCTAGGAAGGCTGTAACAGGGTTTGCTAGGTGTTCATTACTTTCTATGAAATCAGCTAGGCGTTCCTCATAAGGGTTTGCCACAATAAAAGTACCAACGGCACTTTGTCGGGCAGCATTGAAAACACCCTGCTTACCCTTTGCTTTGCCACTACCCATAAGGATTTTACCAATGAAGTTACCACCCCATCGGAGTTTACCAGCACCTACAAAACCAACACCAAACTGTGTGATGTCCTCAATAACCTGACCACCCAAAGTCTGAGGTCTCTCAACATTAGGTATGATGGGTGTTCTTGGTTTTGTGTGATCATAGAGGTCCCAATCAGTGAATGGTATATATTCTACTGCTAGATCAGCACCCCTCTTGCCCAACTGGGCAGTCTCTTCCGCTGCATCTCTAAAGCCTGATGTAATACCTTTAACTGCATCTGTTGCGTAGTAGGAAGCTGATCCTTTATAAGTGACTTGATTATCAATTATTGACTGAGCGTCCTCGTCAAGGGACCAGCCATTATTTTCTGAACCCATTAATTAGGTATCCTTTTCATATTCTCTTTTAAAACCTCATAGAAGACGGCAGGGATTTCTTGACCATCAGGAAGAAGACCATCCCAAAATGCGAACCATAGAGGTTTTGTTTTAGCGAGGTAGCTGTCTAAATCATCCGACATAGTTACACCAAATTTCTCTGGGAACTTTGCGGCTCTTGTAGCAATGAAATTGACTACTGTCTTAGACCTAACAAGCTGTTGTTTCTCTAAAAATTCTTGCTGTCTTTGTTCCCGCTGCCTTGCAACTTCAGCCAAAGCCTCTTTCTTCTTTTTAGCTGTAAGACGTTTAAGATCAGCCGCTGCCGCTGCTTTATCTGCGTCTGCTTCTAGTGCTGATAATTGTTGTGCCTCTGCCATTCTCAGGTCACGTAGGACCTTCCGCATTTGACGCTCATCTTGCCTTGAAACTGGGGCAACAGCTTCATCTTGCTTACCAGCTTTAGGTAGTTGTGCCTTAGAGGATGCTGGCATCATGGAAGTCGCACTCTTAGGTGCCACACCAGTATTCACAGCACCATCTGGTGATGAACTACCCATGCTAGGAGATTGCATGGATGATGTAGGGGAGACCATAGACGGTGAAGCCATATCAACACCCTCTGGTGCCGTGTTAGGTCCTACACGCTGTATGATGTCTCTGAGTTGCTGCTCGTTAATATCAGGGAACACCTTTTGTACCTGTGCTGCAATAGCGTTGGTATCAGAGAGGTCATAGCCCGATAGAACACCAGATATTAGTTCTATTTGTTCATCAGAGGCATCGTAGATTAGCTCACTAGCTACGTTTGCTACTGCTTCTGCTTCAGCCGCTGTTTCCGCTTCTTGATCCTCTATTGCTTGCTGATCAGCCTTTTGTTGTGCATCTACCGACATGGCATCGTACTGCTCTTGGCTTACCATCCTCATAAGGATGCTAGGGGGTACTTCAGCACCGCTCTCTTGCCTAGTATCTGTCTCCGCTGGCTCAAATGGTTCAGCCTCAAACGCAACAAAGTCTGGTTGCATTGTTTCTAGCATCAACTTTGCTAAGTAGGTGTCTGGGTAGTCTAACTTGTACTGTGCCACCTTCTCTGGGCCGTGCATTTCAATGGCGTCTAGCTCATTCTCATCTACTACGTCCTGATCTTGATCAGAAAGTGCGGTTCCAGAAAGTTCCTTTTGCTGACGCTGTGCTTCAGCTTCTAGTTTTTCAATGCGTTCAGCTTCCTCAATAGGACCTTGAACTCTAATATGCTCACTGAAAAGTGCAGCAAGCTCAGTCTCATTAAGACCCATCTCTTGCATCATCACCCAAGCCTTAGAGGTTTCCCAAGACTGTAGGGTGCCACCCTCACCAGTTTTGACTGAAGTGTATTCATTCATAATTTTATGAATTTCCTCAATCGACATATCACTAAAGGGTGTAATATCCCCTTCTTTCCAAGTTACATCATAACTAAGCTTGTTAGGTGGTCTTGAGACCTCAAGAGCAGCCTGTTCTGGGGGTAAAACTGGAATGTGGGATGTATCTTGAATTTGAACGTCAGACATTCCTTGATCTGTTAGTGTTGTTGTTCTCTCTGCTTCTATTTGAATGTTATCAGCAATAGCTTGAACTTCAGATGCTTTGTTTGAAATCGCATCCCTGCGATCATTAAACCCACCCTTCTTTGTTTGCTCCGCTTCAAGTCTTTTCAATAACTCATTTTTAAACGATAAATTACCCTCACGGCTTCCTAGGCCATCAGAGTAAGTTTTATCACCTAAAAGCTCCATTAAAACAGAATTAGCTGAGAACTGAGCATCGGCAGCTAGTTGGTCATATGCACTTCTACCTGTTGCAGTCATCATCAACTGTTGAAGTTTAGTAGGTTCTTCGACCCGTGTTACATCAGAAACAAACTGTGCGACAAAATCAGCACCCAAGACACTCGCTAAAGAACCAGCACGGCTTACTGTGTCTGTAGCTGCATTTAATGCGTTAAAGTGTTGGGACGATAAAAGGTGACTGCTATCTAAAACATCTTGTGATGTAAGCGTACCCTTCTCCGCTTTTTGACTTAGTTTGTTAAAGGTATCTGTATCAGTTGTGACTAAACGACGATCTTGGTCTATAATTTTTAATTGGTTGTAGTACGGTGCAAAGTATGGGTTTTGATGTGCATTTTCTAGTTCAGCCGATACCGCTGCATCATTGAAAAAATCCTTACCTTTGTAAGAATTATGCATCTTCACAAATTCTTGGTAGAAAGTCTTGGCTTGGTTTCTTTGTTCGTCCTCGACCTCAGTATCTTTCTCTCTCTCCAAACGCTCAATCTTATTATCTACCTTATCGTCTAGCTGTTGTAGATATAAGGAACCCTTACCTGTTTGACCGTATGTACCACCTTTGACCTTTAGGTCTCTTAAAGCGTCTTGGTAAAGCTGGGTGTCTGCAATAGTCTCATCGCTCATTGCTAGGGCCGTGAGGTGGTCAATGGCCCCCGCGATTGCAGCGGCTGGATTAAGACCATCTTTGATAACACCCTCAATTACTTTGTTTACACTTTTGATATAGCCTTTGGGTTGTAGCTCACCTTGCTCTGACAAGTTACTCTCGTAAGCAGCAATCATATCGCTAGGAATGAGATCAAGACGGGCTTGCTTTGCTCTCTTAATCTTATGCTCATAGTGCCTCTGGCCTACGATGTTTGCATAGTTCTCAGCCCGTGGAGCGAACTCCGCTGCAAACAATTCTGGATCATAATCAGCTAGGCCATTCTCAGTAATAAAAAGGTCCTGTGATTGAGCAATGAAATCTGAGACATCAAAGCCAGCATTATCTTTTCGCTGGCTCCACTCTTCCACCATCTTGGAACCAAACTCACGGGACTTCTCTTTGAGAATACCTGACGTAAGACCCTTAATGAAGAAGGGGCTTTGTACCAGATCAATTTCACCAGACTTGATTGCCTTGCGGAAGTTCTCACGGGCATCTGGGTCTGCATCTAGGTACTGCCTCATACCTTCTGCTAAATCTGTTTTGTTTTTCTTTTGTATTTGCCCATCAAAGAACTCTGATAATTTAGGTTCAAAGCTTGCTAACGCATTAGCAACCTGTAGGCCCTTACTATTTCTATCGACTTGATTACCTACCGAACTATAGGTGTCTACAGGTCTGGCAACGACCCTTAAACCTTTGTTCATGCCCCGCAGGGAAGAGGTATCAACTCCTACACGTTGTGCCATTATATTTCCTTGTTATTTAATTATGCGCCTGTTCCAACACTGCCTAAGTCAGACCAAGTGTTTCCCAGATCAGCAAATAAATTACCGCCATCTGTCTGGTCTGAATATCCACTTGCTGCACTCATTGCCGCACCCGCTATTGCCAAGTTTCTGGCTGCTGGGCTTGGGAATTGAGGTTTAGGTAGATTGTTAATTCTACTTTCAGTCTGAGCCTTAACTTGTAGTTTATCGGATTGGCCCTGCATATATAAGTTAGCTAGGTTTGTGTTTGTTGTTCCGAGGTTTTGGGTTTCTGTTCTACCAATATCTCTGACTAGGTGATCAATACCCAATCCAGAAACACCTGCTTCACCCGCAGATGCTAAGGTCCTTGCCTTTAACTTTTGAGCCTCAATTACTGTTGCCATCCTCTCGTCTACGGCAGCATCAGCCTCTTGTTCTAATCTTAAATTAATACCACGGTTCTGCATTTCAGCGGCTCTGATTGCCTGAGTAGTATTTATTCTATTTTGTTCTTGTTGTTGTAGTGCTTGGTTTTTCTGAGCGTAATAGCTCTGGTTGGCTGCTTCTGCTTGCAGCGCAAAGGAAGCAACCGCCATCATCGTTGGGTCACACATTTTGTTTTATCCTAACAAATTCGTAAAAAGGGGAACGGCCTACCCCGTGGTGGGGTATGTACCTAATTAATGAGAAACCTAAGTATTTTAGCCACCTAATAGAACTAAGGTTATCTGAGGAAACGTAGTTAAATAATAAATTATATTTATCACCGTGTTCCTTTAACCATTTCTTAGATAAAGGAAGCAAACTCTTAGCGTTTCTCCTTAAATTATAGGTCCCTAGCATCCAAGGAACACCTATATTCCCGCCATCCACCACACCGCACATCGCAACTATTTCATCATTTACTCTTATTGTATCTGATACACCGTCTAGGTTTATTGAGGTTATCAGGGCTTGGTAGGGGTCTAAACCGCTAGATGCCTTAACTTCTTTTAAGTCTATGTGCCTCATACTGGGTGCCATTTTCTGGCAATCTCTAAATGTGGATGGTGTAAATGTAATCACTATATTCTCTTACTTCTTAGGTGATATGTTCCTTCCCATTCTGCACTCTGGAAAGAGGCAGGGTGAAAAGTTGAGCTATAAAGTTTGACGGATACGTTTGAGCTTTCAGCCATTATGGGAATGGGGAAAGAACCAGTTTTAATACCTATAGTTCCTATAGTATTACTACTGTCTAAAGCTGTACCAGTGAACTGCTTTACAGAAGCTGTTTGCCCCTGTCTGGACACGCTAGTGTCAAAGGAAGCTGTAGAGCTAAATAATACATTAATGTATTTTAACTGTAGCCTTCCAATACTAACTGGCTTCTCATCTTGCTTTAGTACAACTGGTGAGAACTCATATAGAAACGTATAAGGTATACCTGTATATACTACCTCAGGTGATTGGGTATATGTTCCATCACCCGCTGTTATCCCGTCAAGCACGGTAGCTACTTCACTATTTTCATTTAGGATATTACCTGAGGCAGAAACGGGTGTACCACCACTATAAGGTAATACATCTGTAGATGATGTTCTTTTAAAGCGTCTGTCTAAGTTTATACCAAAGGTGCCTGTATCAGCCAAAGCATTGTCGGTACTAAGGTTAATAGTCTCAATAGCTATTCCTTCAGCCCTCTGTACCAACAGGTAAATAAGAGAATTATCTATTTCTATGTTAAGAATATTAGAGCCAAAGGTCCAAGTAGACCATGAGGCTTGAAGCTTCTCATTACCCTGCCAGTAGTAGGAATAAACGTAAAACTGCTGTCTATTGCCTGATGTACGAACCAGTAAGATATCCTCATTAGATGATGCTATTAACTGTGTCACCTGACCTGTAAGGTACTCAGGTACATGGGCTGTAATATCGGAAGCATCGTTGGTGTCATTTTCTGCTTGTACAAAATATTCACGCACCCCTGACCACACACCCTTTAGTGTTGGAAAGAATACATACTTACCAGCGGCGGCGGGACGTGAGTTTAAAGAGGCCTCAAACTGGGTTGTGACATCTACTGAAATTGTTGAACTTGAGAAAATATCTGTGTTTGTAACCTTGAACTGTGTGAGGTCAGAAAACAGTATGAGACTTTCATTAAATGGTACTGCATACTTCAAGATACTGACTGTGCTGTTACTAACCGCGACATCAATAGGAGCATTGTCTAGTACGGTTAGAACCGTTGATTGAAAGAAGTTAAAGAAACTTCCGCTCTCACTACAAATCAGGTTTTCGTCAGATAAAAAGCATAGTCTATTTTTGTAAAAGAATATGTCATTAATAGTAAACTGACCATTTGCGTAGTCTGATGCCTCGTAGTTTGAAAAGGAAGGGAAAGGATTTGTGTCATCATCCCCCGCTGCTCTCTCATCCCAAGTAACAGTACTGAATGTAAACGTACCATCAGCATTTCTGATTAACCTGTGAGGCATTGTGGTGTTGTCAAAATCTTTCAGTACAGAAGGGCCTACAGTTTCTTTCCATATAGTATCCCCACCAGTATTAACGCTCTGAAGTTTGACGTAGTAATCATCTTGGTTCTTTGCTGTGTCACCATTTACTTTAACAATAAAACCAGCCTTACCATTACTAGGTAAATCTTTTAGATTGCTAACAGCACCTTTGATCGACTGTGTGTGTGTATCCCCGTGGCTATCTGTAGCCGACAAGGAGAACTCAGCATTGTCTGATCTCGTAACGTAAATAATATTACCAATTTGCTCAAAGGTGAAACCTGTAGTCGAGCCTGATAATGCGCTCATTAATTGGGATGCAATATTATCTGTTTTAGCGTCAACCTCATGGGCTACGTCACTACTGTCTCTAGTAGAATATGAACCAGTATATGTGGTTCCACCATAAGTTATGGATGCGCTATAATTTGTACTATAATCACCTTGCTTAACAACAATCATACCCTCATGCTTTAAGACGGGTGTTGATGTTGTACCTTTTTTGATCTTCTTTGTTCTATTTAGAATGAAAGTATAATCAGCCACTGAGGTAGCTGAAAGGTCTTTATTGAAATTTGTAATACCAGAGAAATAACCATAACCGCCTGTACTGTCGGTAACAGTCTGTTGAACACCTGTTGAGTTGTATACACTAATACCTACTGGACCTATTATTACAAAGTAAGGACGTAGAACACCGTCACTATCCTGTAATCGCATTGTATGAAAAAATGCTGTCGAATAATCAGCCGTTGGAACATTGTTTACAAAAGCGATATGCTCAGTAGGTGGTCTTTTTTGTAAGCCTTTAACAACGTCTGATAAACCGTTCTGTTGTGTCTGAGCTTGTGTAGGTAAGCGTAAGCTGGCGGGTTGTTGGGATACCCCATTAATTAAATTTGGTATTGAACCGCTAAGTAGTGCCATTTATTAACCCCGCCTGTTTATTGTGGCGTAAACATCTGAGTTGTTAAAAATGTTTAAGTCTGCGTGATCCGCTTCTAACTCTCTTAGTTCCATTAGAGCCTCTTGCTCATCACGTTGCCCAAAGGAGTGAAGGTCTGAGGCACCTATTGTTCTGTCTTGAAAGACACGGGCAGCGCGTAGAGTTATATAGCGTCTTGCTACCTCTGGGATTTCTTCAAAACCCAAAAGGAAAGTGATGTTAACTTTTACTGCCTCTGAAAAGGTGTAGTTATGAGCTACCTTGTTATATAGCTTTGTACCACGCTGTGTTATGATTTCTGTTGTTGTATCTTCAGAACCATCAACGCGCATTGCATTTGCAGGGACTGTGATCTCTTTTGTTGTGGAGTTGGGTACTAGAGGATATTTGTATTCTCTATTGAAATCCCACCCTTGGGACTGAACCTCCCTGTTAATGTTGCCCAATATGGTTTCAGCAAGCTCTGCGTCAATCAACCCAGAACTTAGGGAGCTTACAGGTGCCTCACCAATAGAGGACATCATCACGTTGACAGCCTCTAACTGAGTTGTTGGTGTAGTCATGCTGTATCCTTAAATGAAAAAAAAGGGGAACCCCTGTTAAGAGGCTCCCCTTGAGAAATTAAACGAGTGCGATTGCACAAGCTGGGCGTAGGATATTATGTCCCATAGCGTACTTGGCAACCATCAAAGTACCTTGGCGGTCAATTTGATATTCGCTCTCTACACCGAGGTCCATAAGCTTTACGGTAGCCGCTGCTTCAGCACTGAAGATCAAACCCTTGAGGGACGAGAAGTCAGCTTTATATGCGCTTGCGCGGGTAGAAGTAAGCGGATCAGGTGTAAGGCTAGTGGAGCTTTCATCGGTTGTTGGCATGTGGTTAGACATAACAATCTGAACACCACCAATTACAGGTGCAGTTGCAGTTGCTTGTGAACCAGTACCACCAATGTCGCGGTTCATGTAGCCAAGGCTACCAACCGTTTGACCAGCACCGAACAGTTTGTAGTAATGCGCGGGTGGCAGTACACAAATCTTGTCACCAGTGATGTCTTTGGTGTCGAACTCTTCCAATGCTGCGTAGATAGCGGCAACGAAATCATTACCTGATGCGGCAGAGTTGCCCACAGTTACATTGTTAGTGAACACTTCACCATCAAACGTGGTCAAGCCAGCGGCTGCTGCTTCTGTACCATCGTTGATAAGGGCTGCACGGGCAATGATCTTGGCGATATTTTTATCTGCCGTGTTTGCCAGAGCCATACCAGCTTCTTTGGAGTAAATGCTACGAACATCAAAATGTGTCATAGCTTCATCGATGTTTGCAATGAACTGGGTTGAGATCAAGAGATCGTCAACGGTTACAGTGCGCTCACCTTTCTTGATGATATCACCTTGGATCAATTCCCCAGGATTATGGTATTTTGCACTTGCAGTTCCCGTCATGGGGAATTGTGCCGATTTTCCATTGGAGATCGTGCGTGTGCGGTGAAGAGGCATAAAGATATTGCGCTCTTCAAATGCTGTGAGAACTTCACCAGCATACAGTTTGAGGAATAAAGAACGTACATCACCTGTAGCGTTCTGTTGTCCTATACGTGAGACCGTTTGGTCTGTAGGAAATGCCATTTTATTTTAACTTTCGTGTGTGTTTTGTTGATTTAAAATCTAATCAGCAAGTCACACCACATCTTTCACCAAGGTTGTCCTCCGCAGAGGGCCAAGATTATTCGGTGGGATGTATATAGCTTTTTAGTGTGGGCAAAAGTTTACACTGTAAACTCTCACCGCTCTTTAGAATACCGAGCTTCGTGCTAATCGATCTTGCACTTGCTGACGGTATGCGGGGTCTCGCCCATACCTTGGGTCACCCATAGCTGCTGTCAGTTCAGCTACAGAGTTGTAGGCCCCTGAGGATGTACTAGCTGCTTGCCCTGTAATCAGGGAAGGCTCAGTGCCAGTTTCCATACGGTACTGGGCATGAAGCCCTTGGATTGCTAACTTGGCAGCATTGGGGTCACTACCATCAATAGCGTTATTATAAGCTCCAACGGCTTGCTCCGATAAGTTTTGAGCCGCCCACTGTACCATGTTGGTGTAGTTTTCTTCACCACCCACAAGTCCAAAGGCGTCATTGCGTACATTGTTTGCCACA